GAAGACCCAGATACCCACCGAATAACCCGCAAAGCTGGTCCAACGGGTGGGTCAGAATTCAATGCAAATCGTGGGTCAGGATTCCATGCAAATCAACACGGTGAGAAGCTCGACGATATCGCGAAGGATTACGCCAGGATGCCCGAAGGCGTGGCGAAGTGGGCCGAGCAGCATAACCAGAGCATGCACTTCATCACGACCGCGCAATACGATTACATCCGGCAGCTTGAAGACGTGGGCGACAAGCAGGGCGCAATGCTCGTTGTCGCGAAGGCGCTCGACGACCAGCTACGCAACGAATCCCTCAAGAATCTGGGGCTGCTGGAAACTGCGTGGCGAAAAGTTGGCAATGCCGTCAGTGGCGCGTGGGAATGGATGAAATCTATCGGTCGCGCGGAGACGGCTGCCGAGCAGATCACAAGCGCAACGGCGGAGGTGCAGCGGTTGCAAAACGCGTTGAATGCACCCAGCGGCCAGATGAATGCCGATCTGCTGCAACCGCAGCTTCAGGCGGCGCAGGCGAAGCTTGAATCGCTGAATCGTGATGCTTTGCGTGCGCAGGATGCAGCGACGGAGAAGTCGCTACAGGCGCAAACGCAACAGGCCGGCATCGCCGCGTCTGACTTCCTGAAGAAGCTGCAGGACGAGGAAAAAGGCATTAGCCGCGTCAGTCAGGCGCTGGATGACTATCGCAAAAAGGTCGCGGAGTACAACAAGGCCAATCCGAACAGTCCTGTTTCGAAGCAGCAGCAGGCCGCCGATGAGGCTTATCTGCGCAAGCAGTACAGCGACCACTCGGGGCAGTCCGAAGCAAACAGGATCCGCAAGAGCATGCTGGACGCTGCCTTGCAGACGACCAAAAACGGGCTGGACCTGATCCAGTCGGCGTACAAGGCGGCGGACGACCAGTTGCAGGCGCTGCACAAAGCCACTTTGATTTCCGACCAGACTTTCTACACGGCAGAAATCACAGCGGCCGATGATGCCGCTCAGAAGCAGATCGCGGCCTACGAGCAGGAGAAGAAAACGCTGCAGGATGCGTACTGGAGAGCGCCGCTCGACGAACGGATCAAGATCACGCAGGAGATCGGTGAAGTCGATACGAAAATTACCAAGGTCCGGCAGGATAACGCAGCGAAGGATGCTGTCTACCTGACGCAGCAGACAGAGGCGCAGCGCAAGTACCAGAAGTCCATCGAAGATACACGCGATGCGCTTCTCGCGCAGTCGGGTGTGAGCGCTCCAAAGGCTGCACACGAGTACGATGAAAAGAACCGCGGTGCGATGCTGCAGGCGGCGACGACGGGCGATCTGAGTGGCGCCGCATTCCTCGACCAGAACCGGCAGCTCACGTTGCTGATCGCTCAATACAACGACGTGATCACGCAATCGAAAGAGGCACAAAACAGTATTTCCCTCGACCAGCAGACGGGCGTGACCGGTCTGCTCGATGCGTTTTCGCAATTGCGTTCGAATTCGGCCGACACCGTGCAGTCGCTGCAGTCCCTGTATGAGCAGGTGAACAGGCTTTCGTGGCAAACGACCGACGAGGGTGTGCTGCGCAACCTTGACCAGTTGCGCGACAAGATCCGGCAGTCGATGCTCGATAGCCAGAACTACTTTCAGGACTTCGCCGACGCCGGCAAGAGTGCTTTCTCCGGGATGTTCTCGGACATCGTGACGGGTTCCAGAACGCCCGCACAGGCCGTTCAGTCGATGGTATCCAGCATGCTCGCTTCGTTCGCGCAGCTTTTCGCGAACAAGGCGTATTCGAGCATCGTCAACGGCCTGTTTGGCTCGATCTTTCCGACGTCGACGGCGGCAACGGGAAGCGCGGCATACGGCTTTACGATGCCGTCGTCCATTCAGGGCAGCGGCGCGTTGTTCGGCGCCGATGCCGGGTTGATGTTCGCAGGCGGTGGCGACGTGTCGGGGCCGGGCACAGGAACCAGCGACAGCATCAACGCGAAGCTCTCGAATGGTGAGTTTGTAGTGAAGGAGAGCGTCGTCTCGCAGCCGGGCGTTCGCTCGTTTCTGCAGGCTCTTAACGGCGGTCATGGTGTCAGTGGCCGCAATCGCTTCGCTAACGGTGGGTATGTTGGAGACGACTCGTCGGGCGCCTCGGTATCAGGACCGAACGTCGATCTGCATATCCACAACGCGCCGGCCGGTGCCCAGGTCAACCAGACGAAGATGCCGAACGGCGGTATGCGGCTCGACGTTATTCTGGAAAAGGTCGACCAGCACATTGCTTCCGGCATCCGATCAGGCCGGGGTGCGACGGCCCGCACCATGCAGCAGCAGTACGGGCTTAACCGAACCGTGGGGCAAACCTGATGGCAGATCTTCCGACGTGGCCAGCCACGCTGCCGGATCCGCGTGCGAGCGGTTATGGCATCCAGCCGGTGACACCGTACGCGCGAACCGATATGGACAACGGTGCAGCCCGACAGCGGCGCCGCTTCACCAGTCTCCCATCGCACGTGTCGGTGACGTGGCGCTTCACGCACGCGCAGCACGCGATCTTTGAAGGGTTTCTGGCATACGAAATCAATCTTGGCACGGACTGGTTCGCTGTCGGTCTGCTCAACGGTATGGGGGTGAATCAGGTGCAGGCGAGATTCATGGACGATCCGCCGTACAAGTCAGCGATCAGCGACTCGCGTGCCTGGCTCGACGTGACCGCCACGCTTGAAGTGAAGGCGCTGCCGTTGCCGTCGCGAGATGAATATGAAGTGTTGCGTGCGTACACAGAGGCCGAAATTGCGGCAATGAGTGACTCGCTTCACGAACTCATACACGTGCAGTTACCCGGTCCGATGAGGTGGAACTGATGGCGACAATCACTGAGGCGCTGGCGGAAGTCTACGCCAGCAATCCGCAAGACGAGGTCGTGCTGACGACGCTGGAATTGCGGCATTCGTCGTTTATCGATGATGCGGGCAATCCCGCGCCGATCCGCGTGGTCGCCGACTATAACGATCTGGTCGCAACACTGGAGAGTGATGCACCGCTAAACGCGGGACAGAGCGTGACCTTCACCGCCGTTGCGTTCCAGTTTGCGCTACCGTCGATGGAGGAGGGGCAGGCGCCGCAAATCGACATCGTGATCGACGGTGCGAGCGCCCAGATTATCGGCCATCTCGAAAGTGCGGTTACGCAGACCGAGAAAATCGAATGCACTCACAGACGTTTTCTCGCCTCCAATCCGGCTGCAGGGCCGCACGACGAAGAACCGCTGACGCTATATGTCGCGAGTGCCAAAGCAACTTTGACGCGGGTCACGGCGACGGCGGCGCTCACCGACATCAACAACAGTCCATTTCCTTCGGACGTCTATAGCCCGGACGTCTTTCCGGGGCTCGTGCGATGACGCCAGAACAGGCTAATGCCTACATCGGCCTCCCCTGGGCGGACGGTGCTCGGGGTCCCGACTGCTTCGACTGCTGGGGACTGCTGCGCTGGGTCCAGCTTCACCACTTCGATCTTGTACTACCGGAGCTGCCCGCGATGCCAGACATGCGGCGAGACCTCTATCGCGAACAGATGGACTCGGGGGCGTGGAACGTCATCGCGCGGCCCGTGCACGGGTGCGGTGTGCTGCTTCGCGGTGGAGATCGTCCGCACGTTGGCGTGTATCTCAATCTCGACGGCGGCGGAGTGCTTCACGCGCAGGAGGGGGCGGGCGTCATCTTCACCGAGCGGTCAAAACTTAAAAAAGTGGGGTATCCACGTGCTAGCTGGTACAGCTTCCTATAAGGCGACGATCGTTCGCGCCGTGAATCCGTATTGTCATGCGCAGGGCCGGCAGGTCTATGAGCTGGACTCGCCATTGACGCCTGCAGAGTGGGCCGAGCGGGTCGGCGTCGACACGCAGCACACGATCATCTGCGTGGACAGCGATTACTGGTTAAGGAGCGATTGGGAAAGGCCGATCCCGCACGGGGCGATCGTGCAGTTCATTCCTGTACCAAAAGGCGGTGGCGGATCAAATCCCCTGCAGGCCATACTGCTGGTTGCAGTGGCTGTTGCTTCGGTCTACACGGGCGGTGCTGCTGCGGCTGCCTACACTGGGGCGTCGTCGGCCGCAGCGGCAGCAGCTGCGGGTATGGCGACGTCGTACGCCGTTGTCTCAACTGGCGTGTCGATGGCCGTCATGGCTGCGGGTTCGATGCTGATCAACGCGATCGTCCCAGCCAAAACGGCCAGCGTCGCGCAGGGCGTCACGAACAGCCCGACCTATTCGCTATCGGCTAGCGGCAACGCCGCAAGGCTGCTTGAGGCGATTCCAGTTCTCTATGGCCGGATGAACGTCACGCCCGACCTGGCAGCAACACCGTACACGGAGTATCTGGGCAACGATCTCTACGTGTATCAGCTTTTCTGCATTTCGAAAGGCGAGATCGAGATCGAACAGGTCCTGATCGGTACGACGGACATCGGCAATTTCAGCGAGATTGACTATCAGGTTATCGGGCCGAACCAGGCGGTCACGCTTTTTCCCGATAACGTCGTAACGAGTGATGCAGTTAGCGGGATCGAACTGCAGGCGCCAAACGATAGCGGCGACTGGGTCGGGCCATTTGTTGCCAATCCGGCAGCGAGCGCGGCGAATTTTATCGGGCTTGACATCACGCTACCGTCGGGGCTCTTTTACGCGGCCGACGACGGTTCGCTGCAGAACCTCTCGCTTACATTTGAGGCGCAGGCGCGGCTCATTGACGACGCCGGCGCAGCGGCAGGTGACTGGATCGGGCTTGATCTGCGGGAGCTCAGTATGGCGACCTCCCAGCCGCAAATGATCTCGTACCGTTACAGCGTCACTCCGGGCCGCTACGAGGTCCGCATGCGCCGCACGACAAATCTGAACACGGACACGCGTGCCCAGAACCGGATTCAGTGGGCGGCATTGCGCGCCTACCTGCCGAGCGAGCGATATTACGGCAATGTGACTTTGCTGGCGATGCGCGCGCGAGCCACGAATTCGCTGAATTCAAGCACGGCGCACGACGTGCACGTGATCGCGACACGAAAGCTGCCGATCTGGACGGGGAGTGGGTGGAGCGATCCGCAACCGACAAGGAGCATTGCATGGGCGATAGCTGATGCGGTCCGCAACGCCGACTATAGTCTTGGCTTGCCTGACAAGCGGCTGGACATTGATGCGCTGGAACGTCTCGATGCAGTGTGGACTTCGCGTGGCGACGAGTTCAACGGCGTGTTCGATACGAAGGGATCGTTCTGGGATGCGCTGACTACGATCTGCCGTGCTGGCCGGGCAATCCCGATGTACTTCGGCGGAGTAATCAGCATCGTGCGGGATGAGCTGAAGACCGTTCGCACGGCAATGTACACGCCGCAGAACATCGTGGCGGGTTCATTTGAGGCGGATTACGGGTTCTTCAGCGTTGATTCGCCGGACTACGTGACGGTCGAATACATGGATGAGACTACGTGGTCATGGCAGGACGTCGCCTGTGTTCCGACGGGCTCGCCGGCTTTGGTCGAAAAGCGGATCCAGATGGTCGGCCCTACGAAGCGTGCGCAGGCATGGCGCGAGGGCATTTATATGGCCTATGCGAACCGCGATCAACGCAAGACAATCATGATCACGACCGAGCTGGACGGTCTGATTCCGCTTTATGGCGATCTGGTTGGAATCTCACACGATTTGCCGAAGTGGGGCATTTCCGGTGTCGTCGAGAGTTTTGATGGGGTGCGCGTCGACGTCAGTGAGCAGCTTGAATGGACGGCCGGCGCACAGCATTATGTCTATTTCGCTCAGCGCAATGGGGCCCCGACGGCAGCGCTTCGCGTTGCGCAGCCGGCTGGCGATGCCGACGGCATGTCGATGATGCTGGTGGATCCGTTGCCGGAGCTCTTCGACTTTAGCGACGGTCACTCGGAAGAGCCGACGCGGTTTTCGTTTGGTCCGGCGCTCGACCGGATTGCGCAGGACGTCCGGCTGATCAAGGCGACGCCGCGCGACGGGCAGGTTGAGCTGACGTTCGTGAACAACGCGGAAAGTCCTCACACTGCCGAGACCGGCATGAACCCGCCTGCGCCCGTGTCGCCGTCGCTTCTGCCGGGCGTGATCCACGCGCCGATCATTGCGCAGGTGAGTGCCAACTCGAAAATCACGCCGGGCTATGTGTCGATCACCGCGTCGCCGGCCGCAGGGGCATTGCTGTACGAGTATCAGGGCAGCCTCGACGCTGGCGTGACGTGGGCGCAGCTCGGCACGTCGGCGGGCAATGTCCTGACCGTGCCTATCGCGCTGGGGACGTGGGAGTTTCGCGTGCGCGCATATGGCGCCAGCGGGTTGCCAGGTCCGTTTGCGACCTGGACAGGAACGGTCGACGAGTTCAGATATCCGCCGGCGCCACCTGTGCTCACGTTGCGCGAACCGTTTGCCGGCAATCAACTGTCGATCGAGATCCAGCGCCTGCCGGATGTCGATTATTTCGACGTTAGTGTGGTGGTGGGCGGCGTCGTCAAATACGGGGCGGAAATCACGGCACAGAACTTTACCTGGACGCTTGATCAGGCGAAGTTCTACGGCGCCGTCGCGGGCACGTTCGACGTGAAGGTGGCCGCCGGCAACATCGCTGGTTCAGGCAATCCCGGCACGATCACCGTCACGAACCAGCCTCCGCCTGCGCCGAGCGTGGCCGTAACTGGCGGGGACACCACAGTGACTTTGTTGATGAGCGTCGCGGGCTATCCGGATGTCGCTGGCTATCGTGTCGCGGATCCGGACGGCGTCGTCGTATGCGACAGCACGACGGGAACCTGCACGATCGACCAGGACGCAGAGACCTACACCGTCTATGCCTACAACTCGTGGGGCAGCGTGTCGACCGGCACACCGGTTGTTGCTTCGCCGCCCGGTGGTGATGGCGGTCCGAGGGATGGCGGCGGACCAGCTTGACCAGCAGACGCATGACACAGAGGCCGCCTGAGCGCGGCCTTTTTTATTTCTACCGGGAAACCCATGTATGGCACTTTCCACAATTCAGAAGATTGACCGGCTGTCGGTCGACTGCGACCTCGCGCATCAGGTCATCCACGGTGAGGCGGATGCCATCGTGCAGACCGACGGCGGCCCGATCCCGACGATGGCGAATGCCGTGGCCACGCTCAAGGCCTACAACGTGCGTGGAGACTGGATCGCCGGCATGACCCTCGCGATGAAGGATATTGTCGTCGCGGGTGGCGTGGCATACGTTGCACTGTCGTCTGCGGCGTTCGTCTCGAATGACATCGCAGCGGATCTGGCTGCCGGCCGCATTGGGGTGCATCAGGGCGCAACCGTCGAGGATCTGGCGAATCCAGACAAGGGCGTCAGGATGGTGGCGCACGCCGTCGACGATCGGGATCTGGCGAGTGCTGACGCTGGCAAGGGCGTCGCAATGGTCGCTCACGCTGTCGACGACAGAGTGCTCTCAGGCGGCGGCGGGGCGTCGCTCATTGGCTTTCTTGCGGCCGGTGACGGAGCGGCGCGGCAAATGCTCGCGGCGATTCTTAATGAGTCGGTAAGTGTCGCGAGCTACGAGGCAGATCCGGCCGGCGCTGCGGATTCCACCGCAGCGTTCAAGGCCGCAATCGCACGGGTTACCGCACTGGTCACGGCGCAGGGCAGTCCCTATCCCGCACCGGTGATTGACGTGCCGCCTGGCGTCTACAAGCTTTCGGATACGTTGAACCTGCTGCCCTGGCACCGGATGCGATCGAAAGGTGTTGTGCTGCTGGACTTCCGCACGCTTGATGTAGCCAAGGACGGCATCGTCATGCGTAACGAACAGACGGCCATTGCGATGGGCGATGCAAAGTGGGCGTCGGTGGCCCCCTTCCTGGATGGCAGCGCAGGCTCGATTGTCGTGCTGGGGCCGGGCAAGGCGACGTCAACCGGCTGGGGTCTCCGGATGGGTAACACGACGGCCGAATCCAGCGACATTCGCGACACCGGCGGCCGCAACGTGATTGTAACGGGCTGGCGTGGCGCATTGCGCTACGATCCGATCAATTTGTATCTGATCACGTGGGAGCGCTGCCGGTTCGAGCAGAACGGCTCGGAAAACCTGTACGTAAGCAGCGCCACGCCAGTGGTCAATAGTGGCGAACGTATGACATTCAACGACTGCGTATTCGCTGCGGCTAACAATGCCGTTTATCACAACTGTGACGGCTACAGCTACGAATTCGGCGGTTGCTCGTTCGACTACCACGCGACGCCCTTCAAAATCAATGCGCTCGGGCGCTACTCGCGTTTTCTGTTCAAGGGTGGTCATTCGGAGGCGTTCGACCGCCTGTGGTTCGATGCGACGGCGAGCGGTGAACGTATCGAGCTGACGATGCAGGGGCACGAGATTCTGCCGACGCATTATGTCGACGCATCGTTCATTGCTTCGCCGCGCACCCTTATCGACGGCAACGCGGCGAATCGCGTGCGTATGTCAGCGTTCGGTACCTCGTTGCGTTACCTGTGGCGCCCCTATCTCGCCGACACGCCAATCGTCGGCGACAACGTGCTGATCCACGCACTCGAGGGCACGATTCAGGAGGGCTATTACGTACCCCTCACGCGCTCGCGCTCTCTCGGCCGGGACTATGATTTTTCAGCGAACGCAATCGGAACGAGCGCCGACGCTCTCACGCACTGGACGCGCGATCTCGGATTGACCGATGTCGACGTGCGAGACATCCAGTCGACCCCGACGCTTGGTCAGTCATTGCATCTGCACGGCGCGGCGGCCGATTCGACGATTACATTTCATTCTAACGAGAGCATTCCGTGCAAGCCGGGTGAAACCTATTGTCCCGGTTGCGACGTATTTGCGAATGGTACGACCGGCGACCTCAATATCCGCGTATTCATGCGCTTTTATGACTATCAGGGCAATCAGGTCGGAAACGATCTCGGCACAACGTACAGGATGGGCGATGCCTACGCGGATCCGGTGCTTCCAAACTTCGCGGCGGGGCGTAACCGGGCAATGACAGTCGATCACCGGATCCAGACTGTCCCTCCGCAGGCGTCCAGTTTCAGGTTGTTTTTCACCGTCTCGGCGTTTGTCGGCGACGTCTATATCAAGAACGTGCGCGCTCTGCGCGCCTGAACAGGGGAATTTCATGCGAGATATCGAGAAGTGGATTCTCCGCACAGTGCCGCAGGACAAGTGCCTGCACGCGCTCGCTGGTGTGCTGGTCTTCGGCGCCGCACACTTTATTTCGTGGCAGGTTGGCATCGCGGCCGTGCTCGTTGCCGGCATCGCCAAGGAGTTGCTTGACCACCTGACGGGCGGAGACGTGTCCGTGTGGGATGTCGCGGCGACTCTGTCCGGTGGGCTGCTTGGACTGATCTGTTTCGCGCGCTAGCTGAATTTTTCTAAGACGTTTCGCGGACCGCCTTCGGGCGGTTTTTTTATGGCCGCTCCGACCGCATGTCGGCGCGGCCTTTTTTCTTGGGGGCATCGTTTGAACGAGAACCTTAAATATTCCGATCAGGGCATGTCGCTCACGGAGAACGCGGAGACGCTGGTGCTGTTCGCGTATCCCGATCCAGCGTCGCCGCTCGGGAAAGCACTGCAATCACGGGGTCTGTGGCAGAAGACGCTGCAGGGTGCGCCGATCCCAGGTGAGCTGCTCGCCTTGAGCGGTGCGCCGTGGACGGGCGGGTGGGGCCATACAGGCCCGGACGTCAAGCTCGGCATGGTGATCACGCGGGATCTGGCCGTCGACTGGCTGCGTGCCGATGTGCGCGGTGCGGAGGCGGTGGTCAAACGCGACGTCAAAGTTGCTTTGAATCAGGAAGAGTACGACGCGCTCGTCGATCTGGTGTTCAACATCGGCAGCGGCAACTTCGACACGTCGACGCTTTTGCGCAAGCTCAACGCCGGCGATATGGATGGCGCTATCGCCGAATTCGCCCGCTGGAACAAGGCGGGCGGCATCGTGCTGGCGGGACTGGTCAAACGGCGCGAAGCCGAACGCGCGTTGTTCCAGCTCGGCGCGAATCACATGAGGGTCGCCGCATGAAAAACGATGCTTTCGCCCGGCTCCTCTACGCATACGTGGCGATCTACATCGCGGTGTCGGCATTTGCTGCACCGTGCTCGGCGACCTCGGTGATGCTCACGCGCGATGGGTTCTGGGGGTATGTCGTCACGACAGGGACCGCAGTGCTCGCGTTGGTCGTCGCGGCCGACGTCGCGATCAATGACTGGTTGCCGGACAGATACATCTTTCATTGGGCGCAGACCCGGCGGCACTGGCTCTATGCGACGACCGCAGCCTGCTACGTGACGCCGATATTCGCGGCAAGCGCGTACTTCGTCAACGCGGCACAACTGGTTTTTTACGTGGGCATGGCGCTGTTCGGGCTGCTGCTCGGTTATCAGGAAACGCAGGCAAAACGGGGGATAACGTGCGCCGAATGATTCAGTGGGGTTGGGGAGGGTGCGCGCTGCTGTGGGCTGCAGCGGCGTACGCCATGGTGCGGCAGACCGAGACGGTGCTTGCCGATGGACTGGCGGGCATTCCGGCCGCGTCGCTCGTGCTGGCCGTGTTCCTTGCGTTGATCGGCGGCACGGCCAGTACGTTCCAGCGTTTCGCGTCGAGCGATCCGCCGGCGCGTTCGGCGGCGATCGAGATCGGCAGTGTGATCACCGCATCGATCGTCGCAGGTCTGTCCGCCTTCTTTTTTTGCGAGTGGCGGGGGTGGCCTGCGCCGCTGACCGCGCTCGCGATTACGTTGGCGAGCTGGGGCGGCAAACGCGTGCTGGATCAGGCGGTCGATGCCGGCCTTCGCCGCATTCAGGGGGAAAGACAATGACGGAAATCACCAGTCGTATCTCGGCCGTAGTCGCGGGCCTCGTCGCCGTTGTGCTTGCGATCGCGTGCACCGTGCAGTTCTTCGAGCTGCGCAGTGTCCGCTCCGACTTTGCATTGGCACAGCAGAAAGCGCAGACGGACGATCAGTGGATCGGCACGCTTAGATCGCAGCTCGCGACGTCGCAGGCAGATCTCGCGCAAGCGGCTTCCGGCGTGCAGGCGTGTTCGGCGTCGGTCGCGCAGGCCGCGTCCGAGGCGAGTGCGGTCAGGGTTGCTGCGAACGCCGCGAAGGCGAAGGCAGCAACGCAGGCGCAGGCCTACCAGCAGCAGATCGACGCGCTCTCAAAGCGCATTCAGGATCCATCCAACCAGTCGGAGACATGCGATGCGGCATTCGATCGTTTGCGCGGCGCTCTGTAGCGCGCTGCTTGTTATTCCCGGTTGTGGCTCGACACCGCCGGCACCGATCTCACCTGTTGTCCACACGGAGACGGTCGAGGCGAAGGTGCAGGTGCCCGTGCCGTGTATCGATTCCGTTCCGCCCTTGCCTGTGTTCCTGTCCGACGCAGATTTGCTGGCCGCGCCCAACGGTTCGGCCGTAGATCGCATCTGGCGGGATCACTTGCAACGGGAGAAATGGGAGACGGAATTGACAGGGTTGCTCACAGCCTGTGTGACCCATCCGGTCGACCAGTAGAAAGCGGCCCATCCGCATGGATGGGCCGAAACGTCAGGGGATCAGCCCGAACGGAACCGCGATTTTCAACATCGGGGCGGCCGCCGGCCAGTATGACTTTCACCGAAGATCAAGAGTCTGGTTGCGAGACCGTTCCCCAAAGTCTGCTTCCAGGCGACCGCGCAAGGTTTCCAGCCGTTTTTGTTCCTCTGCTGGCGACAACTTGGGGCGCGGTCGGTCGGTGACTTTCCCGAATCGCTTCGGCTCATTCTCAATGAGTGCCATGAGCCGCAGGATCGCGACAAGGCGGGTATCGGTCTCAGCCGCCCAGCATTGATCAATGACCTTGATCAGGTCGTGGGCCTCTAGCAGGAAAACACGCAGGTGCTGGATTTCGAGGATCAGCCTGCGGATGTTCCAGTCCGTGTGTTGTGCCCACATCTCCCTTAGTTCGGAGAGGGTGGGTGATTGAAATTCGATTGGCATGGAATGCTTCCGGTAAAACACTGTGTAAACATACAGTATTTTATCGGGTGCAACATGGCCCTCATTTTTGCCGTCATCCAGCGGCAAAGTAACTTTTCTCCCGCTGCGGGGAAAAGACAGGGCGGCCGAAAGCATGTTTGCGCATGCTCCCGGTCGCCTTTCCACTGCACTAGCCAGTGAATTAGCCAAGGCCCTGACACCTACCGGTAGGCGGGCCGAATTCTAACTGAAAAAGAAAAGGCAATTCCAACTATGGCAACTCCCATCGTTCCCTGGATCGGCGGAAAGCGTCGACTGGCCGATCACCTCATCCCGCGTTTTCCGAAACACGAGTGTTACGTCGAAGTGTTCGCGGGCGGAGCAGCGCTGTACTTTCTTCGACCGCCGGCAGCGGTCGAAGTCATCAACGATATCAACGGGGACCTGATCAATCTGTATCGGGTCGTGCAGCACCACCTCGAGGAGTTCGTACGCCAGTTCAAATGGGCGCTCACGAGCCGACAGGTGTTCAAATGGCTGCAGGACACGGTCCCGGAAACCCTCACCGATATTCAGCGTGCGGCACGCTTCTATTACCTGCAGCACAACTGTTTTGGCGCCAAGGTGGATGGGCAATCCTTCGGGACGGCAACCACATCGCCTCCCGGCCTGAATCTTCTGCGGCTTGAGGAAACTCTGTCAGCGGCGCACCTGCGCCTCTCCAACACGTTCGTCGAGCATCTGGACTGGAAGACGTGTTTGGACCGATACGATCGACCCCATACGCTGTTTTATCTCGATCCTCCGTACTGGGAGACTGAAGGCTACGGCGTTCCGTTTCCCTATGAAGAGTACGTCGCCATGGCAGCCGGGTTGCGTGCTTTGAAAGGCAAAGCGATCATTAGCCTGAACGATCACCCGGCGATCCGTCAGGCCTTTGATGGCTTCCACATTGAGACGGTGGACATCAAGTACACCGTGGGCGGCGGCGGGAGAGAAGCGGCCCGCAAGGAAGTGATAATTTTCAGTTGGGATGACGCCGCGCAACCGGCCGGTCTCTTCTAATTTGTTGAATGGTCGGGGCTCTGGGAAGGGGGTCCCGATACATCGTCCAGACAGCGTTTGCAACTCGCGTTCAGCATTATCATGGGCGGGTCCACGGGAGGTATTCATGTGCTATTCGGCTCAGATTGAGGCGGACTACAAGAAGTACGTCAGGATGTTCGGCGCTGTCATGAGCATCCGGGAGTTCGCCGCGTTGTACTGGGAACACGGCGGCCGGGAACTGAAAGCCCCTATGGCGATGGAGGCAGCATTTTCGGATGCCCATACCGACGACGAGCGTCGCATCCAGGCGTTGATTGCCGAAAACAATGCGCGGCGTGCGACGAAGCTCGAACAAGAGCTTTTCAAACAGCGGACGCGTCTCGCCGATGCGGAACGCATTCTGGAAACGAAGGCGACAAAAACGGCCACTGAAAGCAAGCGGATTGCGTCCGACAAGATCGACGCCGCAGTGCGCCGGCTAGCTGACCTGAAGCGCACCACCTTGAAGGATGCTGACTCGCGGATATATCCTGGCTGGTATGCCCCAGTGATGATCGTTCAGGACGGCCGCCGCGTTGTTGTTCCAATGCGTTATCGCTGCCGGCTACCAGGCTGGACCGAGCAGATGGAGAGAGAAAAGCCGGGGACATACAACGCCCGGCGAGACAATCTGCGGCGAGTATGGGGGAAGTTGTTCGGCTACAAACACGGCATCATGGTCGTCAATCGTTTCTATGAGAACGTTGACCGAAACGGAAAAGACGTCGTTCTGCAGTTCGATCCGACGCCGCCGCAACAAATGCTGGTCGCCTGTCTGTGGTCACGCATGCCGATACCAGGTGAACCCGATCTATGGTCATTTGCTGCGATCACTGACGAGCCGCCGCCAGAAGTCGCGGCGGCCGGTCACGATCGCTGTATTGTCCCGATCAAGCCGGAGAACATCGACGCGTGGCTCAATCCGGATCCGTCCGACCTGGCGGGGTTGTACGCCATTCTCGATGACCGTGAGCGGCCTTACTATGAAAATCAAATGGCTGCATGACTCGTTGGCGAAGCCGCGCCTTTGGTCAAGAGGGGCGCCGCTCCGAATTTCCTCGCTACGCCAAGCTGATTACCTTAGAAATTTAGCCGTTGCGATTGATGCCGCCAAAAAAGCTTCATTGAACGCCTTGATGTAATAAGGGTGTTCTTCGAGCCACATCTCGACCAACTCCCATTGTTCTATGAATGTCAGCCGGGCCGTCATCCATGCTTTTGTGTTTTCGCGACCCCCGAGGGTGTCGTATCCGTCGATCAAGTGCTCTCGAAGTTGATCGCTGCTAACTTTGAGTTTTTTGAGCTTTGCACGTGCTATCGGATACGAGTCATTGTCATCCGCTAGAACCTTAATAAATGCATGCAGCGTGCGTTCGGGAGAGAGGCCTCGACCGTTTCTATCCTTTCCGCCGGGCAGCTTAACAACGTTTTTGTTCGATCTAGCTGGACCGGAGATTGATGCGTCGGCATCCAAAACGATCAGAACAGTGTTGAAGTAAGGGTCGTGCTTATGGAAACTTTGAAGATTATTGCAACCAACGCTCAGCGGGATTGGCTTGAGGCGTACGCCTGCTTCGCGTTTCACTCGCATTTTCAGCGCTCGAGTGAGCAGCCGCTCCAAGAAGAAATGCGCTTCCGGATCCTCTAGATAGATCTTAAGGACCGGCACCTGACTTCGCGCCGCGACCTCTGGCGGAAGTAAGCTCATATCCCGCCTAATGTCGTTTAGCGAATATCCTTCGGCGATTCGCGGGCGTGATGTGTCGGTTAGGTACACAACTGAGTCGACGTGCTTCCCGCCTTTGCCGACAGGGTTCGATTCCGGGTGGACTGCCTCGATTAGGCACATGGAATGTGTTGTCGCCACAATCTGCAACTGGAGACCCCTAGCGGCGTTGCACAGCGCTTTTACGAGCTTTTGCTGAGCGTGCGGATGGAAGCCTGCATCGATCTCGTCAATAACCAAAAGACCGCCGGGATATTCTTTCCATTCGCGCTGTAGTTTTTTGAACGAAGCGAGTGCCGTCGCAATGGCGCTAAGACTGTCTTGGCCAAGGGAAATGCATTTTGTGTGATACGAGTATTCCGGGTGCTTCGTTGTCTTTTTAGTTCCCTTAATTGACTGCGTAGTGATCTTTCCCGACGCTTTGCTCGATAATCCTGTTCCAATCACGCTGCCGATAAATTTTTCGATAAATCCAGCGTCGTTAGCATCGAACGTCTGTTCTATGGAATTTGTGACTGAGCGTGGCTCACTTTCGCCTACAGGTAGCATCCGGGTCATGCCCAAGTACAAAGTTGGCAAAGGCACTTTGGCATCTTTGCCGATCTCAATTCCTGAAGAGCTTGTCACGGCCTCGTAAGGGTCGTTACGCGGCACAACCCGTACTTGCTGTTCGTTACGGGATTCGCTTCGCCTTTCCGTCACGGCGCTGCGTTTTACCAGCAACGCATTATCAATATCATAGTCGATAAAAGGCGACGGCAATGGTTTTTGCTCGGATTTGTAAGAATGAAACTCCCTCTCGTGATCTAGGTGAATTATGTCATACAAATTAGCCACAAACATTCGGCGAAAATAGCTCTGATATTCGCTATTATTTAATCCGGAGCCGTTTGAAACAATTCCCAAGATGGTTGATTTTCCGATTCCGTTGTGACCGGCGATTATCGTCATCCGATCCGCGAATGGAATTTTGATATCGCCAAGCTTACGGAATGCGGGTTGCTCGAATCGTAGAGTTTTCAGTTTAATGGACGGCATTCGTTTCCCCGGTGCCAAGTCTTGATTGCTGATTGCTTTTGTTCGCGGGCGATTATAGTTAGCGCGGCGTTGGTTGTATAGCGCCGCGCGGCGGCCTGCAAGGCACTTGTTCGCGTCGCTACCGAGCGACGGGAGCACTCGCCGCCGGTCTACGAACCCTCTGCTGCCCGCTTAGCAGTGGAGCCGGGGCACTGCGGCTACGAGCTCAGATCTGATGTGATTTGCCAATACCCGGGGTAACAGACGACCGCCCCAAACAATTGTTGCTCGCCTTCCAGCTTGGCAAACCAAGACTTTTGGCAGCGGCGGAGCGCAAGGTGGCCCCACCCGCCGGCGAGTGGATCGAGCTTACGATCTCCTGCCAATGGATTTAACGCGCCTGCAGTCGATCCATTGCTTATCCAGATCCTGACAACGGCCTGCTGGTGACGGTACGTTTTTGGAAAAAGACGGCACCCAAAGCGCGGGTTAGTACGAGATCCGCCTTTGTTTAGCACAGCGCGTGCAGCGCGTTTTCTGTGTCGGGTCAAGCGGGACACATGAGCGGCTTCGTCGTGCATAATGTGCCGAAGCAAGCTGTCACGGATTGTGGTCTCCCGGCCGCGCTCGGATTCATGTTAAAGCTGCCTGAGAAGTTGAAGGTCATGGACGGTAAGCCGCCAGCGCGTTTGCATAAGAAGTCTACGAAGACCGGTCCCTGTCCTACTTGCCAGCCGGATGAGCACGAAATGGCCGGAATTTTGCCGTCGCAGCCATAACAGGTAGACGGCGACTGAAGGGTGAAGGTCATTATGTCGGAGGGCGAATTACCCACGCCGCTCCCCGCAGCGTTTATGTCGTAACGCGGACCTGTGTATCCAGATGTATTAGAAACGGTTTTTACTTTTACGCAGTCTGCTTGAGTAATGTTTATCCTGTCGCAGGTAACGATTTTGCCGTTTGTTTTGCAAATTTGAAACGGGGAGTTATACGCCCAGTAATTGAACGTTTCCGCAACTGCGCCGAACGCCGCTATTCCGGAACGAACTAGATTTATCCTCTTCCAAAATGTGCCTATCGCTGCACCGAATAGTTGGCTGGGAGTCGGTAGCGCGCCGCACGCCGAAAATCTTTTGTAAGCCGTATCCCCTGATGAGCTGATTGGAAGAAGCGCAGAAAAATACGCACTAGCGGATGCCGCGTCGGGCTGCGTCGCGAATGCGGGAAACTTGTCATTGAACACGGAAGAAGCGATTCCGACGATACAGTTATTAGTAGCTTGATTTGGATAAAGTCCGGTTACCGCAGACCAGATGAATAAAATGTATTTCGTTAGCGCGGCTACTCCGTTCTGTTTCCTGCTAGTCGGGTTCTGAGATAACGTCAATGTAAATTCTGGCGAAACCCCTTGCACAGCAGTAACCGATGCACTGCCGCCGTAGTAGGCGACCAGTTGCAACGTCGTGGTCTCCAACGGTGGCGTGATGTGGCTGTCGATGGCACGATCATCTAGGGTCCTAGTTTCGATCTGCCATGAGATAAACGTTTGGTTGAAAACATTGAAAGAATTTCCGCCACTTATATCGTTAAGATACACCCTTGCAAAAGGCTCGACGTTGTTGATCAAATAAAAGGGCAGCGGAAGTGCCACTGGGGTGGTTGCAACTTTCGCTTGAGTATTACCGGTGAGCACGCTTCCCAGCGACGCTACGGTTTCGTTAATCACAGCCCAAGTGCTGCTAATAGCCGCATCGCTATTCAGTGGGGACTGACCAGCCTGAAGAGCTTCCGTCACAGCCGACACGAGCGCGGGGTAACTCGGTGACGTCGTAATCGCCTGTGTATACTGGGACGCTGTGACCCCTGCGGGCAATTGTGCCGTATCAAGGCCGAGTCGTACGAGCGATATGGAAGTGCTAGTGACGTCCATCACGCCGTTGGTGCTTCCGACGGCTAAGAGGAATGCCGTGCCTTGACTGTCGCCCGCAATGAGGAGTGGAAGAGAACCGTCTGCTTGGAGCGGTATCGTTGCCCCAGGCAGAACTGTGGCGTCGGGCGTATAAATTGAGGTTATCGCGCGAGACGCCGCGATCGGGACCGAGGGCCCGACGACCGCCGTGGTGCCAGACGCGGTGGTGGTGCCGCTGCCCGTACTTTGGTTCCCGCTGTCGTTAACGCTACCGCTACATCCAAATATCGAACCGACTATGTATGCGATTAGGAAGTAGCTAAAAACACGGGTAGTCGCAGTCATGGTAGCCCACAGTACAAACCACATGTTGGAAGCGTTCTAAATTCGCGCGGCGCGAAAACTGCATTTCCTGATTACACAATAGGCGTTCAATAACGCACCGTGCTAGGCGTCGCACCATTTCTCTACTTATAAATGTGTCCAAGCGAACGTTGCGAACGAAAAAAGCGTCCCTATCTTCGTTTGCGCAGGATGTGGATGTGCTCTCTCGTTTGTTTATCTGGTTTGTGTGATCTTATATATGACAGGCCTTGCGCCTTCATTCCAACCCCCTGAACTATCGCCGCCCGGGAAGGATCGGCAAAGTCGCTTTGAACCGCCTAGTTCGGACCCACAACTGCCGTTCGCCGCCACGAGCCGCCAATGGCTGCTTTTCAAAGTTCATCGACCGTTTCGTCTTCGGTTATGTGGCCATTAGCCTTGTCCGTCGCCCTTTCAGGTAGCAACCTTGTGAAATTAAGCTAAAGTCAAGGAATGACTCGATAGCGTTGGATTGCGATTGACCGCAAAACGACGTACTACCATTCCGCGAGGGTCTTCGGTGTGTTCTCCATCCCGTACGACAACATCCACAAGTTCATCGCGATAGCGGGTCTTGCGCTCGCCGTCGGAAGCGCCGGATTTGGTTACACGACGTACTCAAACCGTATTCAAGAAGTGGAGCGTCTGTTTGATGAACTGAGGCCTCTAAAAGAGGAAATTGAACTGATCGAACTAAGTCGACAGCGAGAGCATCCAAGCGGCGGTCTGAAATATGAAGAAGGTAAGTGTGAGAGAGAACACCCTAATGATGAAAAAGCCGTCACGCTGTGCTTAGCAACGGAATCACAAAAGATATTGGACTATATTGATTCCATCAATGCGAGAGTCAAAGCATCGCGGGAACAATTCGATCGGTTACAAATTCTTATCGTTAAGACGGACGGGATAACCGAGCGCCTGGATCAAGGCGTTTTGCTTTTTCGCGTTCGTATGATTCTCAGTGCATCTGGACTGATCGCTGGAGGTATCGCGTTCATCATTGGTTTTCTCGGCTGGCTCAAGCAGGAACGTGGTCTTTCATGAGTTGCGATGTGCTTCTTGTGTGGCGCAGACGAATTAGTGCTCAAGGATGGCCTGCTCACTCACCGTTCCCAGGAGTAGTCGACGCCCGAATGTCCGCTGTCAAGCTTGAGGGGACGCCTGAAAGTTGGCGTTACCGCGCCCGTCAATGGCTGCTTGTGGCCGAACCCGGTCCGAAGAAGACCTCGATGGATCTTTGATCGCAGCAGGTGTACGAAAGGCACAAACCGACCCTCAACTGCCATTGGGACTCTCGTCACATCAACGGCTGCTTCCGATGTTCATCGGCCGGCCGCGAGTCCGCGGCGGCCGGCACATTCTCGGCTATTGCCGATATTCGCGCCTCAATGATAGCGACTGTCGGCATTCACTGATACTTTTCGCAATCCCGATGGCGAGCCAAGCGACGGCGATCGCGACAAGCGCCCATTTCGCAAGGCGAATTAGACCTTTATAAGTATCAATCGGTACGCTACTACTATAAACGCTTTCCCAATTTCTAACCTCATCGAGCGTTGACGCAATATTTTCAAAACCAATAATCTTAAAATTTGCTTCAGCCAAATATTTATAGATTGTATTGCAGGCGGAAACGCCAAGAATATTATGGGATATAAACAGCACGACGACTATGTAGAGCAACCCGTGATCTTGGCCCGACTGACATGTGTTATTAGTGGCGTCGGGTCTTGTTAATCAACCCATAGTTGCATAGCTCACGGTAACAAAAAAAATAAACCAATTCACAAATATCGTAAATATATGCCTCACATATTTGTACAATTCTTCGATCTTACTTTCAACAGCATCGACGCGCATGATTCGGACCATCCCGCATGAGCGACAAGAGGCCGAGCGCGATCCGGCACGGCGTCGGACCTAAGGAGCTTCCTCACGACGTTATCAATGGCGGCTTTGCTTTCGGAGAAAACGAAGTTGGTCCCGTCCATTTAAAGCCGTGTAATTCCTGGATAAATTTACTTTTCTGTTGCGAAAATTCGTTGGAGTCAGGATCCAAGGCGCCCGCAAAGGGAATGCCTTGGCATGTTCGTACCGCTGGGTAATAGTCAACCAGTCGCCTAACGGACGTGCTAGCGGACGTGCTAGCGTCAGCGCCCATAAAATAGCCGTGATGGGCGATTGGTGGCCCGTTGGTACCTAAATCAATAAAGCCGAAACCATGACTCCGAACCTGATTTCCATCTTGACTTTCGTAAATGTAAAAAATATTTCGATCTTTCGGGACATATCGGATGGCGAGTGAGCGCCACGTTGTCTCAACGTCCCCAGTAGCATTGAAGTGTTCGCCGTCAAAAAAATGAGCGCGCGCATGGTAGTCAAAATAAAATCTTCCGATGCTGTATGAGGTCCCACTTCCTTCCCGGATAACCTCTAGCCAGAGGCACTCATTGGATCGTAATATCCTGCGTACTGTCGCTGTTGTGTAAACAAACCTGGCGAGTAACCCCAATGCACTGAGGACAACGCCTGAGAGCAGACCTGCGACGTATTGATTGGCGAAGAAATTCTCTAGTGACACGGTGATGAACCTCCTGAAGTACTTTCGGATTCATCGGCAAAATTAGTGAGGTCGACCGAGGGAGCCGAACTGTTGAATCACCACGCTTAATCAGGTTTGCCACACCAGCTGTTTCCAACGAGCTAATGTACGCGGTTTATTGAGGCGACCAATGTGCGGAACCGCACATATGGTTGCTCAGCAAAAATGGTCGGACAGCGCCGATTTCGCGACAGTTGAGCCGCGACGGCCAAAAGAACGGTCCGTCGAAAGACTAGCAAATCGCTCGAAAGCTGCGGAGCAACCGTTGTCGCCGTGCAGCATGCTTTCAACGGCATCTTGCCCAAACCTTTCATCAGCTAGCGGCCGCTCTCGGGCGAATTAATTGTCCCTCGCGGATCGACTACGGTCGATGGCATTAATCGAAAACGGACATCGGAGGCCCGTCGGGACACTCGAAGGCAGAACGTCCGCTTGGGCCGATGAAGCAATGTTCAGCATCGCGAATTGAATGGCCGCTTCCTGGGTGGAACCGACGCCTGAATGTCCGGGCGACGGGGCGGGCGAATGACGCTTCATGGCCGATTGTCGCCGATGAGTGCGCGAGCCAAGGCGTGGAATTGCCGACTGTTGCTGTAAGTGGGGAAATTTTGCGTGCTACAGATCTGCTACAGCAAGGGTAGCCATCCATATCTGACAGGCCTTGCGCCTGTCATTCCACCCCCTGAACTACAGGGAGATGGATATTTGCAATGGGACGACTGAACCCTTGCTGCTCTTGGTTCAGTCCTTGTCCCGTGGGCGTTTCCGGCTTTTCTGCTTCTTCCTAAATGAAGCGCCGTGACAGCCAGTGAACCCCAGTTTATAGCAGTCTCTGCTACACTTTTGCTACAAATCGTCCCTGTAGCACCCAAAAATGATCTGGCACTGCTACAGTTTTCGAGCGGGGAAAACATGGCTTCAATCCTGCCAGTCGGCAGTCGCTGGCGTGCCCAGGTACGCAGGCGAGGGCAGAGTATAGCAAAAACGTTCAAAACCAAAGGCGCTGCCGAGGCCTGGGCGCGGGAAAAAGAA